TACAACGAAAGAGGTATACAAGGGGCAGCTTCAGTACAAGGAATTAAAGTTGCTGTGGACACTATTGCTTTTTGTCCGTCAGGAATGATAGATCAGAATAAGAATGGTTTAATATTATCTTATTTACATAAGGCAATTAAACCTGTCAATCAATTAAGAATGATTGAAGACGCTGCTGTGATTTACAGAATCGCAAGAGCACCTGAAAGAAGAATATTTAAGATTGATGTAGGTAATTTACCTAAGGCAAAAGCAGAATCTTATTTAAGAGATGTTATGGCAAGATATAGAAACAAACTTGTCTATGACGCTTCAACAGGAGAGATAAGAGATGACAGAAACTATATGTCTATGCTTGAAGACTTTTGGTTACCAAGTAGAGAAGGTGGTAGAGGAACAGACATTACTACACTTCCAGGTGGTGCTAATTTAGGTGAGATAGCAGACATAGAATATTTTAGAGCAAAATTATATAGATCATTGAATGTGCCTGTAAGTAGATTAGAGGCAAGTCAAGGTTTTAATCTTGGTCGTGCAAGTGAAATTAGTAGAGATGAATTAAAATTTACTAAATTCGTAGGCAGATTAAGAAAGAAATTTACTGAATTGTTTAATGATTTATTAAGAACACAATTAATAATTAAAGGTGTAATTTCTGAAACAGAATGGCCGTTAATTAGAGATAGTATATTCTACGACTTTTTACAAGATGGTCACTTTGCAGAATTAAAGAATACTGAAATGATGAGAGAAAGACTAAACTTGGCAAGAGAAGTAAGAGATTATGTTGGTAAATATTTTTCTGTTAATTATGTTAGAAGAAATATATTAAAACAAACAGAATCAGAAATCAAAAAAATGGATGCTGAAATCAAAAAAGAAATTGATGACGGTATCATATCATCACCTGAAGTACAAACAACAGGCAATGATGATTTATTATAGGAGATAAAAAATGAGTGAAGAAGTAAAAAACTTTATAGATAAGATGGCGCAAAATGATATGGTCGGTGCTGGAGATGCTTTTAAAGACGCATTGAGAGCTAAAGTTGGCGATCAACTAGATGTTAAAAGACAAGATGTTGCTGGAAATATGTTCCAAGCACAACCCCATAGTGATCCAAAACCAGAGGTCGCAGGTACAGGTACTTTTACACAAGATGGACAAGTTGAACCTACAGGAGCAGAAGCACAACCAGAAACACCAGAGGTATCAAATGCAGAAAGTCAGCCAGTTAATACAGACACAACAGGCGTTTAATAGCGATTCATATAACAACTTAACGCCAGTTTTAAAAGAGGCGATTAATGATGTTATGAAGTTAGTTAAAAGTGAAGGCAATTTAATATTTAATTTTGAAAATGCAATAGAAAAAGTTTCAAAATTTCATAATGTTAACAAAGACGACATTGAAGAATACTTTGATGACGAACTAAAAGAACAAATAGAGGAATAATATGGCGTGGGTAGATGTACCAGGATCAAATAGTGTATGGCAGTTTGAAAATACTGCTACAGCTTCTAATACATATTCAGACGCCACTGGAACATATTCAGGTGGTATAAGAAGTTATACAAGACCAGGAACTGGAACAGTAGAACAAACTTATGTCAGATGTAGAAAGAAAGGCACAACGGTAGAACGAGGCGAACTTTCTAAAACTTACTATGACGCACAATAGGAAATAAAAATGGCAGATACAGTATCAACACAAGTAATATCAGACACATCAGGAGTTAAATATGTTGCAAAGATGACTAACATATCAGACGGTTCTGGTGAATCTTTAGTTAAAAAAATAGACGCTTCAACAACTACTTTTATGACTGAGGACGGTGAAAGAAAGATTGCAAAAATATGGTGGTCAGTTAATACAACAAAATCTAATGCGAGTGTAGAGTTAGTATGGGACGGTGAAACAAAAACAACAGCAATGTTGTTGAACGGCCAAGGTTATTGGGACTTGCGTACAGCAGGAAACTCTATATCAAACAATTCAATTACACCAACAGGTGATGTTTTACTCTCTACAAGGGACTTTGTAGTAGGGGATAATTACACAATTTTAGTAGAGTTTAGATAAAAAATCTTATAAATATACAAGAGAGAGAACTATGAAACTAATATCCGAAGAAATTGCAAACGCACAATGCCTAGTTGAAGAAACTAACGGCAAAAAAGATTATAAAATTAGAGGTATCTTCTTACAATCCGATATAAAAAATAGAAATGGGCGTGTCTATGCTAAAGACATATTGAACAAGGAAGTAACAAGATATAACGCAGAATTTATCAACAAGAAACGAGCATTTGGCGAGTTAGGACATCCTGACGGACCAACAGTAAACCTGGAAAGAGTTAGTCATATGATTACAAAACTTGCTCCAGAGGGTGCTAATTTTGTCGGTGAAGCAAAGATAATGAACACACCTTATGGTAAGATTGTAAAAGGTCTTATTGACGAAGGCGCTCAATTGGGTGTATCTAGTAGAGGTATGGGTTCGTTAGAACAAAGAGGCGGTGCTAACTATGTAAAAGATGACTTTTATTTAGCAACTGCTGCCGACATAGTTGCAGACCCCAGCGCTCCAGACGCTTTCGTAGAAGGTATTATGGAGAGTAAAGAGTGGGTTTGGAACAACGGAGTACTCGTAGAAAAGAATATTGAAGCTTGGAAGCGAGAAATTGAGAAGGCAAAGTCTAGTGCTTTAGCAGAAGCTAAGGTAAAAGTCTTTACAAACTTTCTTAAAAATCTCTAGTTTTATAAATATTAACAATTAATTAATTGAAACTAGTTTTAACTAATAAAGAGGAGATTTCAATGGCCGAAAACGCAAAAAACGTTGCGGATACAGTAAAAGAAGTTATGGAAGCTACGGCTCCAGACGCTCCTAAAAAGAATGCTGTTGCAGCTGAAACTTCGCCACTATCTAATAGTGCTGAAGATTTAGGCGCAGCTGTTGTTAAACCAACAGACAGTAATCCTGACGCAACAAAAAAAGTAAAAGAAGTTTCTGGACAAGCACCTCAAAAATCTGAGGGCGCACCTGATCCAATGCCTACTTTGAAAAAAGAAGGCGCAAAAGAAACTGAAAAAGAATCGGAAGACAAAGAAATCAAAGAAGGCGAAATGCCAGCTGGTCTTAAAAAATACCTTGACAAAAAAGATGACTCTAAAGAAGACAAAAAAGAGTCTATGGATGACAAGGAAAAAGACGAGAAGGTAAAAGAAGAAAAAGAAAAAGACATTGATGTTAAAGAACACGTTGATGCTCTTGTCGCTGGAGATGATTCATTATCTGAAGAATTTAAACAAAAAGCTGCTACAGTATTTGAAGCTGCGATTAAATCTAAAGTAAAAGAAATCGCTGAAGATATACAGGCAGATTATGACAAGAAATTAACCGAAGAAACTTCTAAATCTAAAGACGAGTTAGTTGAAAAAGTTGACTCTTACCTTGCTTATGTAGTGGAAGAGTGGATGAAAGAAAACGAACTTGCCTTAGAAAGAGGAATCAAAGGTGAAATCGCTGAGGACTTTATTAGCGGTCTAAAAAAATTATTTGAAGACCACTATATTGATGTTCCAGACGAAAAATATAATGTACTAGAAGACCAATCTTCTAAAATTGAGGAGTTAAACAAAAAACTTAACGAATCAATTGAAAAGAATGTTGAATTATCTAAAGAGAACGGAAAATTACAAAGACAAGACATCATTGATGAGGCGTCTAAAGAATTAGCTGAAACTCAAAAAGAAAAATTCAATAAACTTGCCGAAGAAGTTGAATATTCAAACGAAGAAGATTTTAAATCTAAAGTAGCAACTATTAAAGAGAGTTACTTTGGTAAAAAAGAATCGACTAGTGAGATAGATGATGTGGCGGCAGAGTCAAATGCTGAGCAACCTCAGGATTTAACTAATGCAATGGCTGCTTATAGTGCCGCTATAAGTAAAACAAAAGACATTAAATTGTCTAACTAATAGGGAGATAAAAACAAATGTATTTATCAGAACAATACGAAAAAAAATGGCAGCCTGTCCTAGAACACCCTGACTTACCAAAAGTTAGTGATTCTTACAGACGAGCCGTTACAGCTACTATCTTGGAAAACCAAGAAAGAGCTATGAAAGAAGACGCTGGTTTTATAAACGAAGCAGCGCCTACAAATGCTACTGGTTCTTCAGTTGCAAATTGGGATCCAATCCTAATTTCACTAGTTAGAAGAGCAATGCCAAATCTTATCGCATACGATATCGCAGGTGTACAACCTATGACTGGTCCAACTGGACTTATCTTTGCAATGAGAAGTAGATACACTTCACAAGTTGGAAACGAAGCTTTATTTGATGAAGCAGATACAGACTTCTCAAGCAGAAACGCTGCTGGAGATTCTTCTGGAACTGCTACGCCTTCAGATCACTCAGGTACTAACCCAGGTGTTCTTAATGACGCTGCTGCTGGATCAACAGATTACAGTAGAGGTCAAGGTATGACAACTGGTGCTGCTGAAGCACTTGGTGACGCTTCTTCAAATCAGTTTGCTGAAATGGCTTTCTCAATTGAGAAGTCAACTGTAACTGCTAGAAGCAGAGCTTTAAAGGCTGAATACACTATGGAACTTGCTCAAGACTTAAAAGCAATCCACGGTTTAGACGCTGAAACAGAATTGGCAAACATCCTATCTGCTGAGATCCTTGCGGAAATCAATAGAGAAGTTGTAAGAACAATTTATATCAATGCAGAAAAAGGTGCCGCTGTTAATACAACAACAGCTGGTGTTTTTGATTTAGACACAGACTCTAATGGAAGATGGTCAGTTGAGAGATTCAAAGGACTAATGTTCCAACTAGAGAGAGATGCTAATAGAATTGCACAAAGAACAAGAAGAGGAAAAGGTAATATGATTATCTGTTCAGCTGATGTTGCAAGTGCTTTACAAATGGCTGGTGTTTTAGATTACACTCCTGCATTAAACAACAATCTATCTGTTGATGACACTGGTAATACTTTTGCTGGTACATTAAACGGTAGATACAAAGTGTATATTGATCCATATAGTGCTAATTCAAGTGCTAAACAATACTATGTTGTCGGTTACAAAGGTACATCACCTTATGACGCTGGTATTTTCTACTGCCCATATGTGCCATTACAAATGGTAAGAGCAGTTGGACAAGATACATTCCAACCAAAAATTGGTTTCAAAACTAGATACGGTTTAGTTGCGAACCCATTTGCAGAAACAGGTGCTCAATCAGGTGCTGCTACTGCTGTTAACAACGCTGGTTCAGCGAACAGTAATAGATACTACCAAAGAGTACAAGTTGCTAACATAATGTAATATTGGTTGATCGTTGTTTAACGATTGATTTAAGAAGGGCGACCCTAAAAAGTCGCCCTTTTTTTTGGCCTTATAAATAAAAGTATGAAGAAAATATTAATACAATACCTTTACATATTCGCATTTGCTTTAGCCTTTTTAGCACTAGCATTTGCAACCTTAAGCAAAAAAGAACCAAATCCTTTAGAAAATATAGAACAAAGACTTGAAGAAGTTGAAGCAAAAGACAAGGTTTTAACAGATAATGAGAAAGAACTAGAGAAGAAGGCAACTGAAAAAGAGTGGCAAGAAGTAGATAAGCAAACAGATAAATAGTATTATGACTACTACTAACGCATATAGCAGGCAACCTAGTAAACAAGATTATGCTGATCCTACAAAGTTTAAATTTAGTATCATTAAACTTCCTAAAGTAGAATACTTTTGTACACAGGTAAATCTGCCTGGTATTAGTATATCAGATAACTATTCACAACCCACACCATTTAGAGATATACCTTTACCTGGTGAGAAGTTAAGATACGAACCATTATCGGTTACATTTCTTGTAGATGAAAATTTAGAAAACTACCAAGAGATACACGGTTGGTTAAGAGGTCTAGGTTTTCCTGGTGGCCACGAAGAATTTAAAAATTTATTAGATGGTGGTTCAGATAGGTTTCCTACATCTAAAAGTACAACACTAGGTGACGCAGGAAGAGTAAAGTTTAATGCACCAAATACAGGTGGTATATTATCAGACGCAACACTTAACATACTAACAAGTAAAAATAATCCTGTTACTGAAGTTAGATTTAGAGATTGCTTTCCAATATCTTTATCTTCTTTGCAATACAATCAACAAGCAACGGATACAGATTACCTAACGGCAACTGTAACCTTTGAATATAAAATATACGACTTTGCGAACTCAAACGCAAGTAGAACAACAATTACAACCTCTTAAACTTGATTTTTTAAGAGTTTTGTGTTATAATGGAGTTATTATGGATTTAGAACAATTACAAGAGCTAGCTGATAAGAAGCTAAAACTTAATGATACTGAATTAGATTTAGAATCATTAAAGACCCCTCAACTACACAACGAATTTATGAAACACTTAACAAAGTTTAAGTTGTTATTAACTCGTGCTGAAGATGAATTTAGGTTAGTCAAAAGAGATAAGTGGGA